GGAGGTAAAACAGCGCTTGTAGTAATTGAACTACTCATTTTTTTTCCTCGTTAGTAGCCTAGATTTCTATGCATAGCGCTTTTAAACTCAGAGTCGGACATGTCCTTGTATCTTTTAGCCTGGCTAACGGGGGTAGAAGCTCCTAAACTTGATAAACTGCCAGATTTCTGGGAGTTCTTAATGATGCGTTCTGCATCTTCGTTCTTCTGAGACCGTGAGTTGTTCTGCTGATAAGCAGAGCAATTCTTAGCTAAATAGTAAGCAAGTTCATAATCCTGTGTGCTCTGTAAAGAGTTACGCAAACTAGGGTTTGTTTTTAAAACATCAGGTAAATACTTTGTGACAACGTCTTGATAATCTGGATATCTTTGGGACATCTTAATCTCGTCAAGAGAGCCTTTAAATTGACTTTGCAACTTGGAAGAGAGCTTTTTAAACTCTCCAACGGTCATAACGTCGGACTCATCTAGACCGTCAAAATCATCCTTTGGGGGTGGTTGTTGAGGTCTATTTTGACTTGCTTTAAGAAGTTCAAAGTGCTCCTTCATCAGTCTATTATCATCTTCTGCTCGATGCCTTTTCGCTCTTTCAGATTCCAAAGCCGACAAGGGGACTTGTCTATCTTGTTCCGATTGCTGAGACGATTGTTCAGTTTGCAGAGGAACGGCGGCTTCCATTTGATCGCCCGAAACGTGTGGTTCTTCTTCGCTCATCGCGTAGGTCTCCTAGAGTTTTCGCCCGAAAATCGGCGACATTATTTTGTTATGTAAGCATCCGCAATGGTGGACGTTTCTATGACTACATCATCGCAACGCTTAGCGCCTAGTGAATGAAGCTTTTCAAAGTCAAAAGGAACCTGCGGAAGATTCACTTCCCAATCAAGCGTTCCCTTTGCGTTGTCTACCTCTCCGCAAATCATTCCGACCTGCGAGCTTGGCTTCACTGCATAAGGCTTTATGTGTTTTACCAATACTGGCTTCCCGTCAACGCTATTTTTGGATGGCTTTGCAAAGACTACGATCCAATATTTATTAAGCCTGTGCCTATTGGCATAAACTATTTTTTGAATCATCTTGTTATCATCTTCAATAATTGCGTCGCGTGTCTCTCCTGTTTCTTGGCTCATATTCTCCTAGTACTTATAGTTCCAAGCTTCATTTGGGTAGCCTCTGCTTCCCTGCTTGTAAGACTTGATTCTATTTAGATCATATTGCTCACTATTTGTGCTGATTGAATGCACGACACCAGATTGTTGGTTGTCTTGTACACTAAATCCGCCTGAGCTCTTTTTATAATCTTTCATTCCCATAGACTCGTCTCTGCGATCACCGTAAGATTGCTTTTTACCGCTCTCTTTTCCGTTTCTCATTCCCATAGACTCGTCCATTCTAGAGTCTCTAGATTGTCTGGCCATTTGGCACCTCCTGTTTGTCTTTTCTGTTTACATTAGCCACCGCTAACGCTGTAATTGACATATGAAAACTTGCCCCACATGTCAAATCCTTTTCTCCAAATATGGAGCTAAATTTTGCTCTAGATCCTTCTCATGAAGTCAACAATGTTGAAAACCTTAGGATTCTGTTTGCTAGCTGTCATAGAAGGGTTCATACGGGCACGCTCCCAGTTGATTGCCTAGACATCTGCGAAACCTCTGCATCTCCAATCTCTTGACCGCGTGAAGCAATTAATAAATCGTCCTGTTTTATCTCTTCTTCGCTGTTCTTATTGTTTGTTTCCATCAATCGTACTATTTGTAAATACTTCATGAGCCTTTCGTCGTCTAGAGTAGATAGCTCTTTCATGGCTTTTGCTCTGTCGAGTGCCGCAGAAGCTCTATCATCGACGGCTCTTGCTGCTCTTTCATCAGAAAGTCCAACGTTAGCAAAAGATCTTGTGAAGCGCTCTTTAGCACCTGCCATCTTTTCAACGGCGCCAGCTTTCTGGTACTCCATCTGTCCTTGTAGCATCTGCATTTGAAGGTCTTGTTGCTGCTTAGCTTGCTGTGCCTGAGCTTTTTGATTTTCTTCGATCTCTTTTAGCATCTGCGCACCGTTTTGGATCGGGGCAGCCTTAACAATCATTTCCGCTGTAATCGGACCGTTTCCTGGTGTATCTGTGATCTGCTTAAGCTCTAGTAGTTGTTTAAAGTACATCTGTCTTTGTGTATCTGTCAGGATACCTTCTTGCACTGAGATGTCATATTTGATGAACTCTTTAGAGTAGAATTGTGGTGAGGGCTTTCTGCCCAAGATCTTTTCCACTTTCTGCGGTGTCCACGTTTGGATAAGCTTTAGTATCTTTTTAGACACCAGTTTTTGTGCGTAGCGTAGGTTATCAAAAACAGTCTGAAGATTTGTTATAGCTGAGCTTTGACGTAACATCATTAAGCTACCCGATTCACTACCAGAATTAGGAATTCCAAAAGAGGCGTCGTTGATTCCTAAGATCTCGCTCATCCCCTTAGAGTAGATATCTTGTAGCTGAAATAGTGATGGGGGTATGTTGCCGGGCTGTATTCTCTCTATAGCTCCAGGCTTAGCGTTCCTATCGCGCCAGATGACTTTTCCTTGACCTGTTTGAAATAGTGAGCGGGGGTTAATAACCGACTCTTCATCAGCAATCCAACCAGAGTTAATTTGAGACTCCACCATGTCGGTCATCTGAGATAGTCTTCTATTCGTTTCTCTTTGTGGATCGATCATGCATCTAGTAAGAGACTGGAGCTTTAGCCCCCAAAACTCCGATTCAGGCTCAAATACACCAAAGAAAGGGACAAATGGGTATTCATCTAGACCAAATTGGTCTTCAATCGTCTTGATATACGTATTATTTAAGATGATATGGCACTGGATTACCCTTTTAGGCTTCTCGATGACGGTTAGCTGTGGGTACTTGTCCAGCATGAACCTTAGAGCATCTTTTTTCCCCGTCCATTCCGTGTATTCTCCTGTTTCGTTATCAACTAAAACAGGAACAGGCACCCAAACTTGTTTGTAGTATTCATTATACGCTATGAATTCTTGGCCGTTTGGCTGTGTTTGGTAGGGAAGCCAAGTAAACTTATCATCTCTTGACCACCCTTGATCTTGGATCGCGTAAACCTCTTCTTCAAAACCAGGAAGTAAAGACGCTGCCTGCTGAGGGCTCATGTACTTTCGTCTTATAACGTGGGAGCAGTCGCCAAGATCTTGTTGAGTAAAGTAGGGGTCTGTAATAAAGCCTGAGTAGGGCTCTCTACCAAGCTTGATGTCTCCATTGATGGGATCTTCTCGGTAGTCCATATAGATAGTGCACAGGTTCCACCCTGTTTTGATTGCCCCCGCAAAGGAGTCAGATATCCACTTGTAACCGTCCGCATACTGCATGACGTACATCAGCAGATCTGAAAGGTCATCGGCTGCTTGCTGGTCTTTTGATTCTTGAGGCACCACGATAGAGCTTAAGCGATGCGATCTCTGGTATCCGTCAACCATGTTGATATTTTTTCTTATCAGGTTGAAGACCCACTGATTGCGCCCTTCCTCAAAAAGTTTCTGCTTCTCTTGAGCGTTCCATTGATCGCCAAGGAACATGCGAAGATCAATATCTGCTAGGGGATAGAAAGGATTCCAGGCGTAGTAGTCCTGTTCGTATGCATCGTTATATTCGTTGATTATATCGAGTCCAGTAGACAACCGCGCACCATAGGTTAAGTTTCAAATGTAAAAGCTTACAATTGTTACCTTCCAATAAAGGTGCGGGGGCTAGTATTGGCTAGCTATAAGATGATCAGTCTTGACCCGCGTAGTTTTAGTTCGTCACCGATTTCTCGGGTGGTTCGACGATATCTTCTCTAAAGTAATTATAGTATTCAGCAAGAGTTAGATTGTAAACTCTTTCTTTATCTTCTCATGTACATTCTTTCTAGGTCTTCCGCGTCTCGCTCTGTCATCCCATGACCGCGTCCAGTAAAAAAGTGAGTAAAAAGGGCGTAGCGTTGGGCGTCAAGAGAATTGGCAACTAATATTCCCTCAACAAAATACTCATGATATTCATCAACGTGTAGATTGTAGACTATTTCTTTTCCAATAGTTTTTTCTTCCACATGATATAGAGCAAAATGATCCTTTTCTGTATTTATTGCAGACGTAAGTCCCTTTACAAAAAGAACATTCTCTTGACTCATCATCAATGTTACTTGCTCTTCTCCATGTAGAACTACACTTATTTGAACAAAACCTTGTTTTCCCTCGCTTTGTTGTGACATATCTTTGTTGGCACTGTTCACATGCAACTTCCCGTTCGACTGGAACCCACGATTCTTTTCCATGTTTTCTATGCCACTCTCTTCCGGCTGGACTCCCGTGCCACTCTTTGGCTTTGTGCCGGACGGTTGAAAGATGAATGTTTCTTTTTTTTCGTCTATCCTCTGAAATATTCTTCTCATGCAGGGAAGCATGCTCACCAGCTGAGAGACACTCGAGATTGCTAAGGTCATTGTTGTATTTATTGCTATCTTTGTGATGAATATGGTGTCCTTGTGGTATTTCTCCATTGTGGGACATCCAAACGTCTCTATGAAGATATCTAATGCTTCTACTCCCTGTGATACAACTACCTCTGAAATACCTTCTGTCACTAGGGTTTTTAGAGTTTGGGTAGCGTCTGTACGTGATTCCGCCGAAAACAACAACTTCTGCCATGGGAGCTCCTCTAGTTCTATATAAAGAATATCTGAGGATATCAAAGAGGATACCTCTTTCCAACCACTAATAGTATAAAACTTATGATCCGGAGTACACCTGATCTCTCGTCCTAGTATACTGAAGGTATCAACCTCCCTGCTCGACTGGAATGCATCGATCACATCTCTAAAACCGGAGCGAGTAAGCACTTTTTCACCAGGAGATATCTTATCAATGGCCTTGTACCCATCCGACGTTAAAACCTGTGTTCCCGCAGTAAAACAGTGATCAAACTTCTTAATTGGCCTGTCCTCACCCTTCTCGCTAGCTTTACTGTCCCACAAATAGTTTGCGTACTCTTTGATCGACTCTACACAGTTTGAGCATATCTTGTAAGTGCCGTTTGTCATTAGTAGGCTTTGAAAGCGAACACCCGTGAGCAATTCGTTGTTAGCATCGGCCACGTTTTTTACTCCATTGCGCATAAGCTCTTGTTTGAAAGAAGCTGCTGAGGGGTCAATGTAAATCTGCTTTACATAGTGCCCATCAATAAAGTCTATCAGGTCGAGGGCATACTCATAATCGGATTTCTGTCTCACCTCTTTCTTCGAGTCGTAGTAGTACTCTTTCTCAAGCCACATGTTAGGATACGCCCCAGCATTATACCCAATAAGGACAAACACACAGGGATTTGTAGTTCCGTAATCGACTCCCAAGATATAATACGACGCGGGAGTATAAGACATAGGAATAACGTGAATGTCTTCATCAAAAAAGTCATATACTGCCCCCTCTGCTAGCACCCATTTGCCTTCTATATAGCGCTTATGCCATAGCCCTTTATACTCGGCTGATAGATCTTTTATGTACTTCTCAGAGAGCGAAGGGTTATCCCTGATATTAAAAGAAAAGACTTTCATATCCAGCTCTTTTTCTCTGTCGATGAAGTCCTGTTTGAAGTAGTGATAGGGTGAGTCGGGGTTAGTGCTGCAAAAGAGTTTAGCCCCCTCTACTGAAAGCCTAGAAAGAAGCATCTTAAAAAAGTTCTCAGGGATGAGTGTTACCTCGTCTATAAGAGCGCCCGCGAACTCAGATCCCCGGATCTTAGCCTCTGCCCTGTCGTCGTTAGCACCCACTACATACA